TCTGCCGACTTAAATATCTGGCAGCTCCAGTAAGCATACAATTCAATTCAATCTAATTTAATCTAATCTAATATGTATGATATACGGAAAATATCTATTGGCCCAGACTATAAAGGAGGGGCCATGCATTATCTTGTTGGTCAAAAGGTTCTTGGCGATTCCTATTCAATCTCATCTATTAGGTTTAATGAGGAAAAACAATCAGTCAAGATTTACATTGAAAATGAAAAGAGTGAAGTCATCCTATGGAAGGAATTCACATCAACCATTCCAATGGCTATTGAGTACAACATAAGCTTTTAATGCAGTCACCATTTTATTTTATAACCAAGCCATTAGAGGGCAAGAGATACAATAACACCAAAAACATTGGTGGCATTGATCTCATAATAAGCACGTCAGAGGAAGACTACAAATCCTCTAATAGGCTTGCTGAGGTAATTGAAACGCCAAGGGGATACTCTGGACCCATCGTTCCCGGAGATACACTACTAGTACATCACAATGCTTTTAAATTTTACAATGACATCAAAGGAAACAGAAAGAGTGGAAAGAGTTTTTTCAGAGACGACATATTCCTTATTGAACCCGACCAATTTTTCCTTTACAGGAGTGAAGGTGTTTGGAAGTCTTACGATAAGTATTGCTTTGTCAAACCGATTCCTGTACGAAAGTCATACATAAACAAGCCAATAAAGTATGAGCCCTTGATGGGCCAAATGAAATACCCAAATGAATACTTGTTGTCAAAAGGGATAAACGAAGGGGATATAGTCTGCTTCAGGCCTGACAGTGAGTATGAGTTTATGGTTGAGGACGAGACCCTTTACAGAATGTTTGACCACCAAATAACAGTTAAGTTATGATTGATGATGCGAAAGAAATCAAGTTGAGAATAATTGAGGCAGGAAAGATTGCTGTCGAGCAATTGATTGCCGTAGCTAAAGAAAACATACTCAAGCCTCAAGGAGATGAGGATGACGAGTTGACTGCTGACAAATTGAAGAACGCAGCAGCAACAAAGAAATTAGCTATATTTGATGCATTCGAGATACTGAGTAGGATAGAATCTGAAAAGGAGAATATCGAGATGGCAGAAAAAGGAGTAAGTAAACTAGATAGTAAACAAGGCTTTGCGGAAAGAAGATCAAAATAACCTGTATGTCCTGTTGGAGGATTATATCCCCAGTGAAACTATCGAAAGAAGAAACGATAAGAAGAACTGGAAGTACGGATATGATGAGCAACACGATGTTGTGATTATATCACGAACCGGGGAGATTGGGGAAATAATAAAGATATCTGATTTAGTCATTGCGCTACCAAAGGCACCCAAGAAAGTTTACTCTAGAAACTCAAAGAAATCAGAGCAGTACTGGGAAAGATCAAAACTCCCGAAAGAATTAGAGAAGATACAATCCATATTCCATTGGAACGAGTTACCATCTGAATTCAAAAGCAAATGGGTAGACTACATAGAAAGTCAGTTTGACTGCCGGGAAGATGGGTATTGGTTCATGAACAATGGAACGCCCACCTATATTACGGGTAGTCATTGGATGTACTTGCAGTGGTCTAGCATAGACATTGGATATCCAGATTACCGGGAAGCTAATAGGATATTCTATATTTTTTGGGAAGCATGTAAAGCCGATACAAGATCTTTTGGTATGGTGTATTTGAAGATAAGACGTTCAGGATTCTCTTTTATGTCTTCTTCCGAGGTAGTGAACGTGGCTACATTGGCTAGGAATGCTCGCTTGGGTATACTATCCAAGACAGGTACTGATGCTAAGAAGATGTTTACGGACAAGGTTGTACCGATAAACAACAAGTTGCCATTCTTCTTCAAGCCTGTGATGGATGGTATGGATAAGCCGAAGACCGAATTGGCCTACAGGGTACCGGCTATAAAGATTACCAAGAAGAATATGTATAATGTTCAGGACGAAGAGATAGATGGACTTAACACAACCATAGATTGGCGAAACACAGAAGAAAACTCTTATGATGGAGAAAAATTATTGATGCTTTCTCATGATGAGAGCGGAAAGTGGGTCCAGCCAAATAACATCACAAATAACTGGCGAGTTACCAAGACGTGCCTTCGATTGGGTAGTATGATTATAGGCAAATGCATGATGGGTTCTACGTCAAATGCACTGGATAAAGGAGGAGGAAACTTCAAGAAACTTTACGAAGACTCTGATCCGTCGCAAAGAAACAACAATGGGCAAACAAAGAGTGGACTATATAATCTGTTTATCCCGATGGAGTGGAACATGGAGGGATTCATTGACATTTATGGTATGCCCGTGTTCAGAAAGCCAGAGACACCAGTAAAGGGAGTTGATGGACAAATGATAAAGAATGGGGCCATAGATTACTGGGAGGCTGAAGTAGATTCATTGAAAAATGATGCTGATGCATTGAACGAATACTATCGTCAGTTCCCAAGAACAGAGGCTCACGCTTTCCGTGACGAGAGTAAGAGTTCTTTGTTTAATCTCACCAAGATATACCAGCAAATAGATTTCAATGATGCCCACATAGCGGAGCACACCGTAATTAGAGGTAGCTTTCAGTGGATGAACGGAGAAAAAGACACCAAGGTTATGTTTATGCCCGACCAAAGGGGTAGATTCTTGATAAGTTGGATCCCTCCTGCAAACTTGCAGAATAGAGTAGTGGTCAGAAACGGAGTCAAGTATCCCGGCAACGAGCATGTCGGAGCGTTCGGCTGTGACTCGTATGATATATCTGCCGTGGTAGATGGGAGGGGATCTAATGGAGCGTTACACGGAAAGACCATGTACCATATGGATGAAGGGCCGGTTAATGAATTCTTCTTGGAGTACATAGCTCGACCACAGACAGCAGAGATATTCTTCGAGGAAGTTCTTATGGCTTGTGTGTTTTACGGGATGCCAATCCTGATAGAGAATAACAAACCAAGATTGCTATACCACTTTAAGAACAGAGGCTATAGGGGATTCTCAATCAATAGACCCGACAAGCCATACGCAAAGCTTAGTGCTACCGAGAGGGAGTTAGGTGGTATACCAAACTCATCAGAGGATGTGAGACAGGCTCACGCATCAGCGATAGAGACTTACATCGAGAAGTATGTAGGCTTTGATTCCACAGGGAAGTACAGAGACCCTGACTTAATAGGCAGTATGCCATTTAATAAAACGCTATTGGATTGGGCGAGATTCAATATAGACAACAGAACAAAGTTTGACGCAACAATTAGTTCTGGACTCGCCATCATGGCAACGCAAAAACACTTATATTTACCCGAAAAGAAAGAATCAAAAATTAGCATTACTTTTGCAAGGTACTCAAACAAGGGTAATATAAGTGAAATCATCAAATGAAGGATGTAATTGTAAATGTTTTAACTACTTCTTTCCCGAATCAGTTCGCCACTGATGCCGAAAAGGAGTCACAAGAATACGGCCTACAAGTAGGTCAAGCCATTCAGTATGAGTGGTTTAGAAAAGACGGCAGCAGATGCAGATACTACAGCCAGTGGAAAGACTTCCACAGGCTTAGACTTTACGCTAGAGGTGAACAGTCTGTTCAAAAGTATAAGAACGAATTGGCGATAGATGGCGACTTATCGTATTTAAATTTAGACTGGACACCGGTGCCAGTTATCCCCAAGTTTGTGGATATCGTTGTTAATGGAATGTCTGATAGATTGTTCAAGGTTAAGGCATACTCTCAGGATGCTATGTCTCAAGCCAAGAGAAGTAAATACCAAGACATGATTGAGGGGCAGATGGTATCCAAGGATATCTTGTCTATCATTCAACAGAAGACAGGTATTGACCCATTCACCATGAACCCTGATGAGTTGCCACAAAATGATGAAGAGCTATCTCTTTACATGCAACTCAATTACAAGCCTGCTATAGAAATTGCTGAAGAGGAGGCTATAAACACTATACTCGAAGAGAACAAGTACCTAGACTTAAGAAAGAGAATTGACTACGACCAAACGGTTATAGGTATTGGAGTTGTAAAGCATGAGTTTCTTCCCGGGGCTGGAGTTCAGGTTTCTTATGTGGATCCTGCTAACGTGGTATACAGCTACACTGAAGACCCTTACTTTACTGACTGCTTCTATTGGGGAGAGATAAAGACATTACCAATCACTGAACTTTTGAAGATTGACCCCACTCTCACTAGAGAGCAAATGGAGGAGATCGCCAATTCTAGCCAGAGCTGGTACGACTACTACAACGTAGCACAGTTCTATGAGAACTCTTTGTTCTACAGAGATACTGCTACCTTGTTGTATTTTAATTACAAGACAACCAAGAAAATCGTATACAAGAGGAAGAAACTTGATAACGGTGGGATTAAATACATAGAGAAGAACGATGAGTTCAATCCTCCTGTAGAGATGATGGAGGAGAATAACTTCGAGAAAGTTGAGAAGACTATTGACGTTTGGTATGAAGGAGTCATGGTTATGGGTACAAACTACTTATTGAAGTGGCAGCTATCCAAGAACATGGTTAGACCAAAGTCGTCAGCTCAGCACGCATTACCAAATTACGTTGCGTGTGCTCCTCGTATGTACAAGGGAGTTATCGAATCTTTGGTCCGCAGAATGATCCCATTCGCTGATTTGGTTCAGTTAACACACTTAAAGTTACAGCAAGTTATTGCTCGTACAGTTCCAGACGGTGTATTCATTGATGCTGACGGATTGAATGAGGTAGACTTGGGTACCGGTAATGCATACAATCCTGAAGACGCACTTAGATTGTACTTCCAAACGGGTAGTGTTATTGGTAGAAGCTACACCCAAGGGGGCGACTTCAACAACGCAAGAGTT